TGGGTTAGTAGTAAAATCATCATCTGCTGCTGTAAGCATTTTTGCAGCTTGTGCCTCTGCATGTAATACCCACTCATTTGACTCTTGATTACCTAACTTGGCTTTAATTGAGTGCTCTAAGTATTGAGCTTGTGTTTTGATTGGTGATCGTGGCTCTGTATAAAATGCTGCACTAATTGTAGGACGTGCGGCTTCTACTGGAGCTTCGACCACTGGTTGTGCTGTTGGCTCGGTGGTATTGTCCACTATAGCCTCACTTTCCGTAGTTGGTTGTTGTGTTGTTTCTGCTTCGCTTTCGCTTGCAGCGACTTTAGTAACTGTTGCCTCTGCAAATGCAGGGCTTTCTACTAGGCTAACCTCTTTTAGTTTTGCCTTTGTTACAAAAATGTATTTTTTCTCTTGTTTGCTGGCTAATACTTCTACGCCTACTGACAAGCCATCTACCAGCTGCTCACTAGCCAAAATTAACGCATCTTGACCTTGCCCACTGTTAGAAATCTTAAAACTTGCGTATATGCCATCGTCAGACTCGTTAAATTTTTGCATACGGCCTATTGGCTTATCGCTGGCATGTTGCATCAGCATTTTTATTTTGCCAGGATCGTTTATTTCTATGCTGCCCTTTGCAAACATGACAGGGCCAACACTTGTATTGCCTACTGACTCAAATGGCACTATCTTGCCGGCAATAATTCTGCGCTCGCCGTCAGCTGCTTCTACTGCGCTATTGAACGTAAGTAACATCTGCTCCTTCATTTCCATTAGGTGTTAAATCCTCCATTTGTTTAGCCTGCTCTACATCTATTAGCCCTAGACTTAACATTTTCTCTATTGCTTCTAATCTTTTTATTGTGTCTGTGCGCAAAAATGACTCGTCAATGTTAAAACGCACAATATGGCCACGTGCTGTTATGTCATCCATGCTTAATCTGTCCTCTATTGCACAGATGTACGGTTGCAAGCTGTATGCCACAAATTCTTTACGGCCATCAATTATATTTTGGTATGTGTAACTGCCGTTCATATCTGCACTAATGTAAAATGCAGGCACGTTCATCAATCTACTAATTTGCGTTGCTAAATACTGTGATGCCTCGTTATACATCATGTCTTTAGGACTATAACCGACTGCCTCGTAAGATAGCGTGCTTGTTAAATATGCAGTAGATCTATTTTGCCTTGCTTGCTTCCATGTGGCCAATAATGCTTGCACAGATGACTCTGGCATGTCTGCGCCTGTGTTTTTTATAAATCCTGTTGCCATAGGTGTTGCAGCTGCAACACTTGCTGCCTTTTCTAAATCTAATGCTGCTTGTATTGTGCGGCCACCTGTTGCCAATATGCCTTGTGTTAAACCTTGAAATGTAACTAACGAGCCAACACCAATAGGCGGTGTTTTTTGTCCATCTAATGTGTAATATAAAATTTCTGTGCCTAATGTGTTTAAATGTGGCACAACACGTGAGTTGTTTACCCACTCAAATCTAGCCGGGCGTAAATCATCTGCATAAACTTCTGTAACACGCCAGTATGCAACGCCGTAAAATATAAGGCTGTCAACTGTCCAGCTAATTGTCACAGATCGTGGTTGACGTATATCTGGTTGCTCGCACCATAACGGCGTGCCTAATTGCTCGCCTGTAGATTTTTTGTATAACTCTAATGGTAAATAACCAATAACACCTTTTATCAAATTTGCACAACGATTAACAGCTGGCACTTGCACAGCTAATGTGCGATCCATAGGGCCGTAGCCAAATGTTCCCATGTTGTAGCCAATAGTGGCTTCGCCCATTACGGCAGGAGCATATTGTGCTTGAACTGTTTTTGGCTTAGTTATACCCAATGCTGACAATATACCCATATCGGTATGTTATACCATAAAAAGTAAAAATGTGGCAAATCAGACAATTATTTGCGCTGTTTGTTGTGGGCGTGTCAGTTGTGTTACGACCATTGCCAAACTGATTGCAGCTGTACAATCGCCTGCGCTTTTGCGTCTGATTATCCGCCAGCCAAAATCGCTTGTTTTTGCAGCACAGTTGTTTAGGTGTTGCACTAACTCTGCTTGACCGCTATGTACTAACCGATTATTTGCCAGTGCATCTGCTAAGTCGCTACAAGCCTGATAAAACGCCTGACCGCTAACATCTTGCATACGCCAGCCGCTTTGCTCTAATTTTGTCGCCAGACTTTGTGTTGTGTATTTGTCAAAACAAATTATATGCGGATGATATTTCCTAGCCCACTCATTTATGTCGCTAGCCATTTTAACCTCATCTATGGCAACTTCACTTGACCATAAATCCATGCAACCCACAGCTATCTTGCCGTTTTTTATTTGACCTGCAACCAATGCACCAGATCGTCTAGTCGGCGATATGTCAAATGCCATTATTGTCATTGGCCCAACAGGTATCTCTAACGTACTGTCACTGCACGCCTCTATACTGCCATAGACCCAAGGGCTGGCTACGCTGTCAACCCATTGGCACAGCATCTCTGTTCGTGTTGCCTCTACACTGTTTGTGCTTACACTTTCTTGCAATGTTTGCTCTGTAATAAGCGTGCCTAGCGCTGGGTTTGCCATAGCCCAGGCTTGTTTGTCATTTATCTTGCAATGCTGTGGTGCGCTGTACTCGTAATAACCCAAATTGTCCGGTGGGTAGGACATGCAACGCTCACGCAACTCGTTTAACACTGTGCTAAAGCCATCGCCAGCGTTACTTGTCATTAACGTCATTGCATTTGGCCTAGCACGTGTAACAGGCAACGCTGCTGCAAATGCCTCTGGCGACCACTCACGCAACTCATCTAAATATAACAAATCTGCTGTCTTGCCACGTGGTGCATCTCTAGTTGCAGCTGCTATTTCATAGCGTGCGCCATTTTTTAACGTTATTGACTCTTGACCATTTGCTAAACGTATCTGCCTTATATCTTTTGTAAGCAATTTATTGTCATCTATTGTCCAAGCAACTTGTCTAAATGTATCTAATGCCATATTGCGATTAGATGACATGCCTAGCACATTTTTGCTACCCCATAGAAACAAATGCGCCAAAATGAGCATACGTGCCAAATGTGTTTTGCCGTTTTGACGTGCAACCAACAATAAAGCTGTTTTTTTACGCCATTGCTCTTTGTCATCTACAGCTAGCAAATCTTTTAACACCCAGGTTTGCCAGGGCAATAACGGCATGCCTATTTGCTCAGCTAAATCTGCCACATCTTGTAATTTTGTGCGGCCAGCAAGCAAGGGTGTGTGTATGCGTGGCGCAATACTGCCAATTAGCCCGACCCCTCGTTTGATTGGTATTACTTCGGCATCAATCTGCATCGATGCGGACTAATCTGGCTTAGAAAATGGCGATGCTGGCATGGCTCGGACTGTATCGGGGAGAGATACGGCAGGAAAGACAGGGGGGGTCGCTTGTTTAATAAAAAAACGGCTGCCCTTACTGCTGTTGCACTTTGCACATAAGCTTTGCAAGTTATCTAACGCCCACATATCGCCACCCTTGGAGCGTGGATAAATGTGGTCAGCTGTAGTTGCAGGCAACCCACACACGGCACAGACCCAGCCATCACGATCTAGTGTTGCAATGCGTAAACGCTTCCATCGTGTTGTACCTAATGCTGCCTGCTTTGGTCGTTTGTTTAATGCCAACCTTTGTCCTTCCAATGTTGTAAAGCTGCACACATGCTGCCATAACGTGCATAATTGTATTTTATACCCCAGTCAATTTGCTTATAGCCATTAACAGTAGCCAGCCATTTAGACCTACCTTGCGGTATGCCATGATGTGAGCCATTACGTGCTTTAGGATTCCACCGACTCTCGTTGTAATACAGCTCATCTAAGCAATAAAACTCAGTAAAATTATGGTTTAGCTGTATAAATGCGTACTGTTTGTAATGGTTTGCAGCGAGCGCAAAATCTTTTAAAAAGCAAAAGATAAAAGCAATTAGCAAAGAGGTCGCCCAAACTCTGCGCCTTCCGAGCCTAGCCGTTGCCGGCTCAGCTTTTCGATTTAAGATCGAACGCTTTTTTAGGGTATCATACATGTCAAGTTTTAAACCTTCCTGTGCGTAATTTACGGCGTGTCGTCAAATAGATGTCCAGCCAATATATTCTGCATCTGGGTTGTCTAACAACCATTGCTCACGTAATTTAATTTGTTTTTGCCAATCCTCAGCTGTCATTTCAGGCATAACTTGCCTCCAATAATTTGCAAGTGTAACAATTATAATTGACAAATTGCCAGCTGCCACATTGTTTGCAGCGCACAACATTCTTATCGCTATTGTGCAACGCCTTTACCACGTTTTTTACGCCTACGCAACCACAATCCATGCATTGATACGCCTTAAAACCTTCCGGCGTGTCTATTTTGTCAAGCCACAAAAACTCGGTGTTGCGATTACAGCCGTTACACTTAAATTTTGTGTACATTGTGGTAACATCCTTACTGCCTACAGTGGCATTGCGTGCAAACCAAATACTTACCATCATGTATTAGTCTGTCGTCATTACAGCTCATACATCTGTCAGTTGTCGGCTCTATGGTTACCTTGTTACGCTCAAACCTAGCAAGGTAGCCACTGCCGTCTATTACCTCGACAAAACCCATTAATCACCCCCTTTGCCGTCCTCTGCATCATCCGGAAAATAATAACTGCCGTTATCTAATATCCTTGCCCATTTAGCCTTGCACTGTGCGCTTTCATCTGTGCCACGTGGTGCGCTGCAAACAAATCCGTAGTACGGCTTTTTTGTTGTTTTGCTTACGCCTTGCATTATTTTCATTGTGCCTGCTGCACATTGTTTGCCAACATCACATAACGGCACAGGGGTTGGCTTAAACGGTATTACATTTGCAACCTCACCCACACTAAATGTTTTTGGCTCTCTGTCATTTACAAAACCTTCACGCAACGCATCCTCGACAACTCTAGCCCTTGTACCTGGCGGTGAGTAATGCGTTACCTTTGTCATTTCCTCTCGGCTAGCCCTTTTGCCCTTAGCTGCATAACCTGCGTTTGCAAGCGCTCTGCCGATTGCGCTAGTTTCTGCGTTTTCCAATGCAGACGTTGAATTGACACCCCTATCACTAATGCTTTCACTAGCAAGACCAGTCGCACATGCTTGCGCATCGGCTTCCGTCTTAAATAATTTAGCACTGACAATGTATCTAGTGTCTGTGGCCTGTTCAAGCTTTGTTTCAACCCTTCCATCTGGGTACTCCTTCCAAAATTTCTCCAGCCGACTTTCGACTGTTTCGTAGTCATCTAAATTAAACGGCATCAGACCACACGCCATCATCATCTTGCATTGCATCAGTTATGCTTTTTGCAATCGCAATATATGCAAGTGCATCTTTGTAATTATCTGTTACACCTGCATCCTCAGCTTGTCGGCTTATTTTGACTAACGCCATACAAATTGCAACCTCATTAGGTTGTATAGGAAAACCCAGATACGCTGTCCACAACTCTGCAATGCGTTTGTGGTTACTTATCGGATGGCCATATTGCGTGCCCCGCTGATGTATCAGCTGCGTTACATCATCAAATAATTTACTTGTCTTTGTCATAATCAAAGACCTCATCGGTTTTGTTTTTGTTGTCAATCATGCGCCTATGCAAATTCCAGCCGTCATAACGACCCTTCCAGTAGCCGC